TTAAAAAGTTCTTTTGACCAATCTGTAGTTTGGCATCATCAAACTGATTCTTACGCAGTTCATAAGGCTTTAAATAAATTTTATGATGGTATTTTGGGATTAACAGATGGTTTAGTAGAAAGCGTTAGTGGTATTCATGGTCGCCCAAAAGATTATGAAATTGACGAACCAGTAAATTATAAAAATCCAGAACAAGTAATTAATTATTTCAAGTCTTTTTATGATTCAGTTCAAAAAGACAGAAAAGATATTTATGAAGAAACTTGGGTTCAAAATCAAATAGATGAGATAGCTCAATTATTAGCAAAAACACTTTATTTGCTAAGTTTGAAATAGTTATTGGTTTACCCAATGGTTATTGTACATTTCCCACCAAAAAGTAAGGTCTTCGGTTTCATCATCATAGTATTGACCTACAAAATCAGATTCCCATTTACTATGTATATTTTCAAACATTGTTAATGTTAATACTGGGTTTGTAATATTTAATTCATTTTTTATTATATCCACTAATCTCATATAATTACTACCTCTAATTACTCCTGCTTCTACTAATAGGATTGTTTTATCTCCTATACTATTCGCATGTATTCTAAACATGTCATGAATTTCTTTTACAAATTTTTCATCAAATGATTGGTCTGGATATGGTACATCTACACCAAATCCACTACATATTTCTCCATTGTTTGTTAATTGGTGACGAAGATATTGACCTATTACAGATGAATAATCTGTTGACACTGTTACTATCAATACATTTGATGCATTTAAATCATGAGATAATAAAGTATTTTTTAAATCATTCATTAAACGAAGTTCTGTATCCCATTCTACTTTAAATTCTTTACGCATATTATAACTTATTAATAATTGATTTATTTCTTATTAAATTTTTTGGAACAAGAATAGCTCTTTTTTTTTGAGTATCTCCATCACCAATAAAAGTAACAGCCTTTAATTCATTCCAAATAATAATATCTTTAATTTTAATTGGGGCAATCCACATTATTTCAGCTCCATCACAAAAAACCCAATAATCACTTTTAGTAGTAAACAAAGCGCTTGGTTTATTAAACATCTCTATCTCTACAACTAAATTTCCTGTTATAAGTGATTTTTTATCAAATTTAACTTCAATTTTAATATTATTTTCTGGGACATAAATATCATACTCTTTAAAATATCCTTCTATTTTATATGCTGATGGATATTTTTTTTTAATAATATTTAATACTATTATTTCGTATTGTAAACCCTCTTCTAGAGCGTTTTTAAATTCCATTATGGATTTTTAACTTCCTTTTGTTGATTTAGAATTTCTTTCCCTTTATCTGATAATGGTCTAGCATATATTCTTAATTTCTTTTGTGTAGTTGGGCATACAAAAGTTAAACCTGCATCTAAATAAGATTTTATTACTAATTCTAAAACTCCATCAGCATCTTCACTTGCGCCAATTACATGAGGTTCGTCATAATCAAATTGCATACAGAAATCACATCCGTTTAATGGTTCTGCATTTTGTGGAAGGTTTAATTGTTTTTCTTTTTTAGATTTTGCCATTATTAAAGTTTTTGTGAGTGTTTTCAATATCTTGTAAAAATTCTCTTGCTTTTTCTACTTTTTGCTCAATGCGTAAAATGTCATCTTTGTTTCTATTAACTTCAAACATAAGTATTCTTTCGTCCATAACTATATCATCAAACTTCATGTTTAATTCTAGCTTCATGGCTTCTCTTACAAACTCTGGGCTTTCTTCTGAAATTACATCTAGCTTTTTAAGTAAGTAATATTTCTCTTGTTGGATTATATTATCAGGTGTATTTACAAGGCAATAAGCAATGGTAGCTTTGGTTTTACCCGTAAGCCACATATATGACATCATTTGCCAATAGTATAAATTATCAAGTTTGTCTGGGATATTACCTAAGAATGTCCATAAATCATAACTAGATTTAATATCAATAATCCCATCATCAATAATATCTGGTAACCCTGTTATATATTTATTTGAGAATCTTTCCGTATTTTTAGCAAAAGGTTTTTTTAGATACATAGACAATAAATCAATTGATTCTTGCTCTACTTCAATTCCTTTTTTCATTTGCTTTGTTTGAATATCTTTACTCCTATTATACTTATTAGAAATATAAACATCAAGCAAATGTCTTTGTGCGGTCTTAGAGAGCAACCCAGCTTCTTTGTCTGCTTTGGTTACTGGCTCGGTCATTATATATCCTACAGAGCTTGCTCTGATTAATATTTCATTCCAATTCATAGTTATAAAGATTTATATTTAGCATTATAAGATTCCAATACTTCTGGATTATTTTTAGCCATTAATTCCCAAGCTCTTAATTCCTCTTTAGTTTTGCAAGCATTTATAAACTCTATTGTTTTTTCAGCTAAAGATTTTTTAGATTGGGTAGGAATAATTTCATCTGGGACTTCTTGGTAAAATTCGTTTAAATCTTTTAATTTAATTACATTTTGCTTATGATAATCTTCCACAAGATTTCTTGCATAGTCAAGAGCCTTGGTAGCAGACTCACCTTCATTAAGAGCAAATTCAACGCCAATTTTTTCAGAAGAATAGTTCCCTAAGTTAAATGTTCTAGTGTAGTTAATAGTTTGTATATGCATAATAATGGTTTATTTAATTCTGGTTACAATGGTTGCGTTGTCAATAGCTTTAATCTTGAATTGTTTATCTTTGTGGGCTTCTTTTTTCTTTAAATTTGATACCATAACCATTACAGATGTGTATGGATTATCTAACCTAAGATGTTCGCCTAATATTAAATCAGCAACCTTACTGGAAACTGAATCGGGGGAAATGCTTCTTGCCATGTTGTGTGTTTTGGAACAAAATTAATTTAATTAATTTAATTAAAAAAATAAATTTAATTAAATATTTGTATATATTTGTATATATTTGTATCCGCATAAGACATAGTTAAAGGTTTAACTGGTATCGCTCCTAAGTTTCTACTTGGGAGCCTTTTTTTGTCATTTAGTCAAGTACCAGCTTTACTTTATCACTACCAATTTATGTAAGTTAATCACACTTTTTAGTACGAATAAATGTTCCCAAATTGGTTACAAAGTTCTCTAATAGTAAACTTATCAATCATAAAAGTTACCTAATAAAGCAACTTTGAGCCGTATTTGAGCGACAATCGGCTCATTTATGAGCGATAAAAAACCCCATGTCATTCTAAAACATGGGGCTAAACTACTAAATCTACAAACTATGATAACCACCGTAAAAATATAAATTATTTTTCAATAAATTTCTTTTTTACCAAGTTTAGCTTTGCCCTATATTCTAGGATTAAGCCTTTTAGCTCATCTTTTGTAGGTTTTGCTGTTTGCCTAGCTGTTTCTCTTAAATAATCAACTATAGCATTATTTTCTTCGTGTAATTTGTATTCAAATTCTTCTATATTCCCAGTTTTAAAGTAATTACATTCCATACATTGTGGTCTGCAATTTTGTTCCATCCATCTAGTGCTTAAATTTGACCTACCCATAAAATGACCGCATTGTATTTCTGCAATTGTATGTTTTTTACCACAAGTATAACATTCAACGATACCTGTTTTATCTGCATATCTATTTCTAATGTACTGACTAAATACATGGTCAAGGTCTTGAACAAGATTCTGAAAACTTTCTGTATCATCTTCAAATTCTTCTAATCTCTTTTGCGTAGAATGTACTGTGGCGCATTGTTTACACATCTTTTTGGAAAACCAATAATCAATATTGCCACAATTAACACAACGCTTTTTCTTTGTTATTATTGTACTATTGTATGCCATTTTTTTATTTTATTTCTTTCTTGATTTTTAATTATTGGTTTATCTAATTTTTCTTGACCTTTTTTACTAGTGTATAGCATTTGTATATTAAAGTAAAAGTCTTTTTTATCATCTTTGGTTAAATCAGGGTGATTATTTATCCTGTGCATTATTTCATCTTCGGTTATCCATTTTTCCATTTGCAAATTTAATTAAATTAATTGAACTACAAAATAATTTTAAAAAAAAGTTAAAAATATTTGGGAATATAAAAAATAACACTATTTTTGTTATCCAATAATCAAAACAAATTTATGGAAATCAAAACTGAATTAAGACTACACGAGAGAATCAAAGAGTCTTTAGATGGGCGTACACAAAGGTGGTTATCACTTAATGCCAAGATACCAGAATCGGAATTATCACGAAAGATGCAAGGTAAATTATTATTTACCGATGCAGAAATAATTCGTATTAACGAGGCGTTGAAAACCGATTTTGTTAACAATTAAGCATACAACATGCCAAAAGATACATTCTATTTCTCGCATGATTATAATGCAAGAAACGATGAAAAGATTAAAATGCTCATAAGAAAACATGGTATGATAGGCTATGGTGTTTTTTGGGCTATTGTTGAAGATTTATATAATAATGCGAACGCATTGCGAACGGATTACGATGGTATTGCATATGATTTAAGGTTGCATAGCGACATTGTAAAAAGTGTGGTAAATGATTTCGATTTATTTGAAATAAATGGAGATTATTTTGGTAGCTCTTCTGTTCAAGCAAGACTAGACCAAAGAAACGAAAAAAGCCTAAGCGCAAGAAAATCAGCTAGTTATAGATGGAATAAAAAAGAAGAAGATGCGAACGCATTGCAAACGCTATCCGAAGGCAATGCTAAAAAGGAAAGGAAAGGAAAGGAAATAAAAGGAAAGGAAATAAATAATACAGTGCCGCCCCTCCAAGAATTTTTAGAATATTGCAAGAAAAACCTTGAGCAAAATAAATTTATTTACACCGAGTATGAATATTCTCTTAAATCGAAATATGAAACTTGGGTATCAAATGGCTGGAAAGATGGGCATAATAAACAAATTAAAGACTGGAAGGGTAAAATTCGCAACACTATACCCTTTTTAAGACCAATACAGACACTTTCTAATAAAAATGGAGGTAAGTATCAAAATGAATTAGAAACTGCTAGAAACGCCTTTAAACCAATTTCTGAATAATGATAACAATTTTTAAAAACATTTTTTCTAAGGAACCAAATTACATTTCTGTTGAAGCCGCGTTAAAAAGAATACAAGAAGGTAAAAGTAAATCAACCGTATCTGAAATCAGAGGAACAATTGATAAAGAAAAAGCAAATAAGATTAAACTTAACCTTCCTTCGGTGTGTTTTAGTGGTAAATTTGGTCCCGATAGAACGGATGCTCAGTTAATTACGCATAGTGGGTACATAGTATTGGATTTTGACAATGTATTTGAGCTTAGGGATAAGCAAAATGAAATTATTTCAAATCAATTTGTTTATGCTTGTTGGATTAGTCCTTCTGGTAATGGGTTAAAAGCTTTGATAAAAGTTGCAAATGGTTTAAAACATAGAGAGCATTTCCAAGCATTACAAGAAGTGTTTCCAGAAATTGACCGAAGCGGAATTAACCAAAGCAGAGTATGTTACGAGAGTTACGACCCCGAAATTTACATAAACGACAAGGCTGAGGTTTTTAAGAAGATTAAAAAAACTGAAAAGGTTGTTGTTTACGAGAAAAACGATGATGACCAAAAAATATTTAAGAATGTTTTGACTTGGTTATCTAATAAAAATGAGGCTTTTGTTACGGGAGAAAGAAATAATTTTATCTTTAAATTAGCATCAGCTTGTTGTCGTTTTGGTATAAATGAAACTGCAGCAAATTCTATGATTCATACAGAGTTTATTACGAATTCTGAGTTTACAAAGAGTGAGGCAGATAGGGCAATACGTTCTGCATATAAGGCAAATTCAAAAAACTTTGGAAGTGCATCATTTGATAAAGAAATATTAGTTGATAAAGTTTCTAGAAAGGAAATAGAGGTAGAGAAAGCTGTATTTGATGAAGGATTAAAACTGAAAGATGTTATTTACGGAATTGATGTAAAAGAACAAGCTTTAAGAATATATGACGAAGGATATGCTAAAGTAGATGGGATTGGCGTACCCGATTTGGATGATAAGTTTAAACCAAAGAGAGGAGAGATTACAGTTCTTACTGGTATTGGTAACTATGGTAAATCTTCGTTTAAAAAGTGGTATCAAGCAATGCGTATAATGTTGTACGGAGAAAAGTTTGCTACATTTTCGCCAGAAGATAATCCACCCGAAGAATACTACCATGACTTTGTAGAGATTATTTTAGGATGTGATTGTAGTCCTGCAAATCCACATAGACCATCTAAGCAAGTTTATGAATATGTTTACGATTTAGTGTGCAAGCATATATTTTATGTTTATCCTAAAGATGTATCGCCTACTCCACAATATGTGATGGAAGTGTTTTTAGAATTAATTGTGAAAGAGAATGTAGATGGCGTAGATATTGACCCATTCAATCAGTTAACAAATGAATATCAAAAGTTTTCAAGGAGTGATAAATATCTTGAGTGGGTATTGTCTGTATTCTCAAGATTTGCACAGATAAATAATATTTTCTTTTGGATAATTGCTCACCCTGTTAAAATGATTAAAGCTTCTGATGGTAACTATCCATGTCCAGATGTGTTTGATTTAACTGATGGTGCAATGTGGAACAATAAGCTAGATAATATCCTTGTATATCATAGACCTTTTGCACAAACTGACCCTAGCAATCCGTCTTGTGAATTTCATAGTAAAAAGATTAGAAGACAAAAGATTGTTGGTAAGAAAGGGTTTATTTTATTTCAAATGTATTTTCAAACTAGAAGATTTTTATTTAATGGATTGGATTCATTACAAAAAATTATAAACGATAAAAATATAGTTTTAAGACCTGATGCGTCAGTTCAAAAAACATTTGATAATTGGGTGCCTTTCAAAGATGATAATGGAACAGAAATTAATTTTTAATAATAAAACAAAACACAATGATTAGAATTTCAGTA